CAGGTTGGTGGCAGTGGGGTAATCCTTTGGCCGGATCTGGGCCCAGACCGAGGCGGGCCATAGCCAAGAGCCAAGAGCCACGAGCCAAAGGGAAACGATGGTGCGCGTTGTCATGGGGTGACTTGGAATCCGTTTTCGTCCACTTGCACGTTGCCGGCGCCGTCGCTTATTGCGCCGGCTTGCACTGCCGGGCTCTGGCTCAACGCCAGGCGCGTGCACCCGGTGCTGTCGGGCTCGACGCTCAACACATCGTAATCTGTGCCGGCGATCGTCAGTTTGTGGCCGCGCGCGATCCCGGGCACCGCGCTGCTCACAGCCAAGGCCACCGGCGAGGCCGTGCCGACCAGCACGCCGGCCGGATCTGCGAGGTCATAGCCTTCGATGAAGTTCACTTCAATGGCCATATCGGCTTGCAAAGGCCGTTTCCAGGTCGCCGCGGTGCCGAGCAGGTCCGCCGCGGTGAACTTGCTCGCATCGGCTGCAATCCGCTGCGACAGGGTGGACATGTCAAACTGGCCCAAAGGGCTCGCGCGGGGGAACAACCATGAAAGCCCCGCGCGAGCCGTCGAGTAGGGGACGCTTACGTCATATGCCGCGTGCCGACCAGAATGACGGAGCCAGTGAGGACCGGGGTGCCGCCTCCAATGGTGCCGACATAGCGGATGTACCGCTTGGCTTTGCGGGTGTCCAGGCCGATCGCTTCGTGGGCCACGGCGGTCACTTGAACGAAGGTCGCGCCGGTCACGTCCGCCCAGCCGGTCGAGCCGTCGGGGCTGTCCTGGATCTTGCCGTCCAGGGTGGGGGTGCCGGTCATGGTGTGCATGTCCTGGATGATTTTGACTCGGCCATCATACAGGCCGATGTCCACCGAGCTGCCGGTGATGGTTGTCGTGCGCGCGGCCAGGCCGGAGAGCAGGACCGAGGTAGTGGTTCCGTGTGTATCCATATCGTTGTGGTTGCGAGTTGTGAGTTTCGGGGATGCGGGTTACTTGGCGTCTTTCTTGTCTTTGACTTCGGCGCGGAGCTTGGCGGCGATGGCCGCATGGGCTTCGTTTTCCGGGTCGAATTCCTCCGCACGGTTGGCCTCGGTCAAGAGACCGAAATCGGCCGCGCTGCAGGAAACGAGAGTTCCGGCGTTGACAGGTTTGCCGTTGATGTAGGTGGGGACGAGGATGACGGCCTTGCCACTGAAGGTCTTTTTCATGGGTCGTTTGAGCGGTTGCGTTTTGGGGTTGGCGAGCGGAGCCGTCCGGACGAAATCGGATTCGTCCGGGCGGCTCGCTCAAGGGTTTACTGGGCTCCGGAGTCAGTGCTGGCGGCGAAGCTGCCAACGTGCCGGACGCCGTGGTCCACCAGCAGGTTGACTACGATCTGGACCTGGTGGTAGGTCGAGAGGGAGTACGGGTCGATGACGACGTCCATGCCGTCCCAATCCGCGAGGATCAGGTCGGACCAGTTGCCGAAGATCACGCGATTCGTGGGCACCTGGAGAGTCGCTTCGGCCCGGTAGCCGTTGACGCGACCATCGTCGCCCCAGAGCCAGCCGGACACCGCGGCGACCTTCAGGATCGCTTTCCACTTCGCACGCGTGGCCGGCGTGGTGAGGTAGGCCAGTGCGCCCAGGTCGGCGTTGGCCGCCGCCACCTGCGTCTCGAAGTCCAGCACCTTGGCCCAGGTGGCCGCGGCGCCGAATGTGACCGAGCCAATGCCGGTCGTCTGCAGGATGCCCACCGGCTGGCCGGCACCACCGGTGCCGTCCAACACGGCCCGGTCGCGCTCGACTGCCAGGATGCGCATGAGGTCTTCGCGCACGAAGGCCTCGACGTCAATGCTGGACTGCGCCAAGAGCTGTTTGGAGTAGGCCGTCACCGCCGCCAGCCGATGCGGGATCAGCGCCAACTGCCCGAAGGTTTGCTGGCTCAAGGTCGCGGCCGTGGCTTCGTCCAACCAATAGGCCGTCGCGCCGCCCGTATGGCGCGGGATGGCCACGTCGCCCTGCAGGCCGCCCAGGGTGCGGGCGCCCAGAGCGGTGACGAGGGCCTTGTTGCGGAGCAGCTCAATCATGGAGCTGCCCAGGACATCGGTCGAGACGGTGAAGCCTCCGGCGGGGGCGACGGTGGCCGTCAAGGCGCGCATTTCCGAGATGCCGCGCGAGAGGATGGCGCGTTCGACCGGGTTGAGCCCATGGACGTTCGCCAGGCTGCGATCGGCCACGTCGTGCGGAATGAAAAAGCCCTGGGGATCGCGCCGCAGCCGTTTGGCCACCGCGGCGCTGGCTTCCGCTTCAATGCCGTCCAGCGGTTTCCCGGCGGCGGCCATCTGGCAGGCCCGGACGAGACTCCAGCGTTTCACTTCGGGCCCGCTCATGCCGATATTCGGATCCAATCGGACCGGCTCGGCTTTGTAGCGCGTCTCGAGGATGTGCTTTTGGAAATCCTCGACGCGGTTGCCATCGTCGATGAACTTCTGGATTTCCTCCTGGGGCACCTTGTGGCGCTGGCCCAGGCGAACGATGTCGCCAATGCGCGAGCGTTCGGCCGATCCGATCCGGTCGCGGTCTTCGGCGGTAATTTCGGGTTTGCCTGCGGGAGCGGGCACGAGGGCGGAGGCCGGCGTGCCACCGCCGTCCGCAGGAGCTTTGTCACGAAGGACGTTCGGAATGTTTCTGCGTAGCATGTCTGTGGGGTTGGGTTGGGGGGTTGCGGACGGTTGCCCTCGCCCCACGCCAACGGCGGGATCCGCCGGCACGGGCTCGAAGGAGATTTCCAAGGGGATCCATTTGCGGACGCGATAGGTCTCTTTGCCGTCGCTCTCGCTTTCCAGGAGCAGGTCGGCGATCTCGTAGCTGCAACTGATGTTGCGCCGGATGCCGTCCACGACGTCCTGGAAGATTTCCTGGCCGCGGACGCTGCGACTGAATTTGACGGTGGCCTTGCACTTGCGCGCGGTGGCGTCCAGCCAAGCGCGGGTGCACACGGCCACCTGGTCGCGCGCGTCATGGTGCACCAGGACGGCGCCGCCATTGTTCATGCGCGAGAGGTCCACCGCGCCGGCCGAGTGGTCCAGGATCTCGTTGCCCCACCAGCGTTCGACGGCGGTTTCACTTGAGAACGACAGCTCCACGGTGCGGAGGTCTTCGTCGACCTTGGCGTCCGCGCGGTCCAGGGTGAACGCGCGGCATTCGGTGGTCGGGGGCGTGTGCGCGGTGGTGCGAGGGAGCGGGGCCAATGCAGCGGCCGCTCTGCTCTCATACGCTGGCACTCGGGCACTCGGGCGCTTTTTCATGCGGACAACGGTCGTCAGTCGCAGCCGTCAGGGGTGACCAGGGGCGAAGGTCCGTCCCATAAGGGAACGGCGCCCGGAGTGAAGGGCCAGGCTTCCGGCCCGGCGCACTACACCGGCCGCCAGGCTTCCGGCCCGACGACCGATCGGCTCGGCTTCGGGGTGCCCGCGCTGGTTTCCGGCCAGGGTCCGCCGCCCGGGTTTACGGCCCGGACCGCCCGCGCGCGCCTCGGAGGCGAGGGCCGGGCGTGGCGCGCCCGACCAGGCGAGGGCTTAGAACAGGCGATGGAGGGTTGTCAAGAGGGAAAAGGACTTGAGGGGACGGAAGGGACGGAGGGGACGGAGGGACCATGGTGTCGAGCGTGGGGAATTTCCGGATGGTACGGCCGTCGAGGGTGGTGCCCAGCTCGGTGTGGAACGCTGGGCTTTGCTTGAAGAAATAGGCCACGTCGGCGTCAGCGCACCGATCGCGCATGGCTCTTGCCCACGATTGCCAGCCGGCCGGCGCCCGGAACTTGGGACCGCTTTCGCCGCCGAAGATGACCCACTCGATGTGGGTCAGGTCCAGCGCGTCCAGCGGACCCAGCGCCGGCTCGTAGCTGATGAAGTGCACCGCGGCCCGGATCCCGATGAGCCGATTTGCGCGGCCGACGTAGTCTCCCGATTCAATCGAGGTGCCCAGCCAGATCCGCGCGCAGAGGGTTTCCCAGTCCTCCGGAAGCCGCTCAGCGATGCGCTCGGGCCGCTTGGTGAGAAGTTGCCAATGCAGATTCGGGGTGCGCCGGATGATGTCCCAGAGTTTTTCGCGCTCGGCATCTATGGTGGGGTGGTCTTCCCAGAGATCGCACATGCTCGATGAGAAGACCAGATGCGGCCGGCCACGGCCCAGCAGCCCGGGTTCGCGGCCGGCGCGCGCGTTCCATGCGATCGGCACCGACCAGTGCTTTGGGTCGAAGGTGCGCCGGGCTTTGCCGGGGCCCCAGATGTCCAGGCCAGCGCGCTCGCGGCTGAAGGTTTCCGCGTAGCAATGCGCGCACCCCGGGCTGATCTTTGTGCAGCCCCACGCAACGTTGAAGGTGTGATCGGTCCAGGCGATGGCGGTGTTTTGGCCCATGTAAGTCAAGGAAGTTCGATCAGTGGGAGGTTGATGGATAGGCCGGGGGTTGGGGTGGGGCGATCTTGGGCCAGGTCGTGGAGGAGTTTGATGGCTTTCAGTGCACCGGCATAATCCCCGACCTCTACCAGCTTGCGGTAAAGGTCACGCGTGGCGGCGAGACACCAGCCGAGGAGCGCGTCGGGCGCTGAGTGGGCCAGTCGGGTGAAGTGTTCCGCGGCTGTCTGGAGGATTCTGTCTGGGTTTTGCTTTGGCCAGAGTTCTTTGATGGCCGCGGCGATGGATTCTCCGCTCTGGCCGTCTATCATCCAGGCCAGCACGGCGGTTTGTGGGTCCCCGGGCGGTCGCTCAGGCTTGACTATTCCAGGCGCTGAATTGGCTGGAGAGTTGAGCGGAGCGGAGGCCGGCTTGATTTTGGGGGCCGTGATCTTGGAAAATGTCGTCGAGGATTTCTTCAAGGAAACGATGGAGTTGTGGGTCGTCGGTCAGTTCTACGTCTTCCAGGCGTGGGTTGAAATTCAGGTTCATCGAGGTCCGGCAGACGATCCGGAAAGCGCCGGAGGAGAACAGGGCGAATTTGCAGTGGTTCTTTGTCACGCAAATGCAGTCCGAGCTGAAGATTTTTCGGACGTGGGCAATGAGCGCGGGTTGACGCCGTTGGAAACTGAAGTCCAGCAGCAGTCGCACGCGCGCAAAGCGGGATTTATCGAGCATGCCCTGCAGCTCGCCTAGATCCGCGTCGGCAATGGTCCAGGTCGAGAGCGCAAAGTCTGTCGGGCCGGGCATCTGGTTGGTCACTTCGCGGATGACGTCTACGAGGGAGAATTGGCCTTTGGTGATGCAGAAAAGATGGCAGCCCGGGGTCAGCCGGCCCACAAAGTCGCTCGCGGATTGGCTGCGGAATAGTTTGCGCAGTTCGCGTCGGTCTGGGGCTCTCTCGTGTCGCAACACGCACTCCGCTCGGATGTCGTCCGGGTTCAGCGTGCGGACTTTGTGGGCAAAGATTGGATTGGATGGCAATGGGAGAGTGCCGGATGCCTTGGCTTTCATTGGGGGATTAGTGTGGCGGGTTCGGTCTCCGATTCCAAGCTGCTATGGCGCCGTGCTTGGTCTTGCGCCGTGGACCGTAGGCGTCGCACCGCGCACAGGAGACGGCATAGGCGGTGAATTCGAAGCTGCCCCAGCCGGATTTCCACTCTGCCAATCGGACAGCGGCAAGCCGCCCGGTCCGCTGTGTCGGGGTCGCGCCGCAGAATGGGCAGGGAGCCATGGGCGCGGGGTCTTTGGTTTTCATCAGAGGGTTAGCACAGTCGCGGCAATCGCTTGTAGGTCGTCGTCCGAGTCGCCCATTATCTGGCCCTGGGCGTGCAGTGCCATCGGCGAGAAGGGCTTTAGAATCAGCCCGTGACTCTGTATCCGGCCGCGCGCACGCAGAGTCATTGGTCCGAGGATCTGGGTGGTTCTGCCTTGCGTGAGGAAGTGCGGGGTAATCCTGTGTGGACGTGTGGGTCGGGCGGGGAAATCCACGGCCACCAGCGGCCAGGCTCCGGACGTGGTGAGCGCGCCGGAAGGTGCTGGAGTCATGGCCGCCGGCGGCGGTTCGGATGCTTGACTGGTGAGTGGCCCCAGGCTTCGAGCCAGGGTCCCCGATACGGAGACCGACCCGATACCGTCTCCGGGGTCGATAGACAGGCCGGGCAGCGTCTTATCGAGTGTGCCGATCCGCGTGCCGGTCGAGACCGTCCCTGTGGACGTTAGCGTGAGGGTGTCCAGGGTCGCCGTGAAAGTGCCGTGAGCCGGAGCCGTGCCCGAGGCTGTGATTGCGAGCGCGCCGAGCGTTTTGGAGAACGATCCGCTGACGGATACATGACCCACGCCGTCGCCGGGGTCGATGGTAAGTGCAAGAAGTGTCTGGGAGGTTGTGCCGCGAACGGTCACCTGGCCGACGGCGACCAGACCAAGGCCACCCAGTGCCTGGTTGAGCGTGCCGCTGACGCCGCTGCTGACTGTGCCCGCGGCCGTCATGGTGGACGCACCCAAGGTTTTGGCGAAACTGCCCGTGACCTTGATCGTGCCCACGGCGGTGGACGCCATGGCGCCGAGCGTTTTGGCTGAACTGCCCGTGACCTTGACCGTGCCCACGGCGGTGGACGCCATGGCGCCGAGTGTCTTGGCCGAACTGCCTGTGACCTTGACCGTGCCCGCGGCAGTGGAGGTGAGCGCGCCGAGCGTCTTGTTGAGTGTGCCGGTGATCCCGCCTGCTCCGGAAATGGTGCCGGCAGCCGCACAGGTGAGGGTTCCGAGCGTCTTGCTCGATGTGCCGCCGATGGCGGGCCCCAGCAGCGCACATACCAGGCCCACGTTCTCGAAGGATGTATGGGTGTAAGCCGTTGCCCCCGTCGCTCCGGCCACGATCTGGGGCGCGGTGGCGATACCCACTTGCGTATCGCTGCCCGTATTCGTGCCCCCGTCGAATCGTTCCAGCAATGCGCGCGGATTGGTCGCTCCCGTCCAAGCGCTCAGGGCCAGATTGTCCATCACGCAGCCGCCTGAGATAATGAGGCAGTGCCCGATCGTGGTCGTGATGCCCCCCGTTCCGTTGGCCCCGGATGCGTTGGCGCGCCCGGCAGACGCGTGGATCGGGTCGCCGGATGCGAGGCAGTTCCGAAAAGTGGCAATGGCGCCGCAGGAGCTGTCGGCCAGGCCGGTCACTGAGTATGGTCCCGCCTCGCTCGATCCGGCACGTTTCCAGGCTAAAAATCCGGTTCCGTTGGTCGAGGCCGTCTTGGCAAACACTGTCCAATTGGCGGGCAGGCTCTCGGTGATGCCGGTTTGATGAGTGGCAACCGCCATTATCATCACGTCGCCCTGGACCGTGCCGGTGGGCATGGCCACGCTCAGTGATGTGCTGCCGGTGGCTACGGCGCCGGCCGCGCGGAAGATGGGATATTTGACATCGCCGCCGATCCAGTTGTCATACTTGGTGCCGTCCTGCTCGAAAAAGAACAGGCCGGCCGCGCCGCTGCCAAGGTTTGTGTCCTGGACGAGAACGCGGCAAACATCGTTGACGAATCCGATTACGGTGGCCCCAGCCGCGTCAATGCGAAATACGTCGTTGACCTGTGGCGTGTAGGTGAGGTTCGCAATGTTGACGGCGGTGTCAGCGACGAAACTAAAGAGTGGACAGGTGGTGCCGGTGCTCGGGCCGACGTCAAACCAGTAACCGTTTTTAGTCGAGCCCCCGGTGGCGAGTCGCACGGCTGGGCCGGCATCCTCCGCAGCGGTGAAGGCGGTCAGTTTTGCCTGGGCCCACTGATCGTTTGGCCAGGATTCGGGATTCCAGTAGGCTGCATTATCGCCGGTGGATGCCCCCGTGACCGCGCTGCTACTGATCTTGAGCGCGTTGAATCCCGGCGAGGTGGTCCAATTGCCCCCGATCGGGTTGGCGTCCGATCGGTTGAAGTCGTCTTGGGCCGGGAGCGCCATGACGCTTACGCGTTGGCGTCAGTCCAGGTGGAGGTCGTCACGGCGACGGTTTGGCCGCTCGCGATGCTGATGTTGTCCAGTTCCATGTCTCCCCCGCCGCTGGTGGCCGTGACACTACCCTGGAAATGGCAGGTGGTGCCCGCGCTGTCTTTGATTCGGAAATGGCCGGCCGAGCCGGTACCTGTCGCCGTGGCGGACCAGGTGCCGAGCAGTGTTTTGGTGCCGCCGCTGGCGGGGTTCATCCAATCGCTCGGTAGCGTGAGTTCAACCAGGAGCGTGCCGCTGTCTGCGGCGGCGCAGTTGGCCGGTTGTGCGCCGGCGTGGATCCGGAGTTTGGCTGCGGTGCCGACGGTGGATTCGACTTGGTCAAGCCGGTTGTTACGGGCCGTAATGCTGAGTTGTATTGCCATGGTGGATGCTTTTTATGGGATGGGGGATGGGGGATGGGGGACAGGATGCAGCGGAACTAAAATCGGGGTTTCAAGCACGGTCGCACCATTGATGCGGCCTTGATCGTCTCGGTTGAATCGGAGTTCTTTGCGGGTGGCCATCGGCGGGGGATGCACCGTAATGGAGGGAGATGCAGGGGGGGCCTGGCTGATGTTCACGACTGCCGGCTCGGGCGCCCGCTCGGCAAGGGATCGGATACGGTTGCTCAGCTCCTCCATCGTGCGTTTCAACGTCTCCAGCTCGTCCCTCTCCGCCGTATGCCCCGGCCCGCGCCCATTTGCGGATTTCTGAGTCCGAGGACCCGACGTTGGAGCCGGCGGAGGTTCGACGATGGGGTTATCGTCTTCCTCTGAGTCCTCCGCCGTCTGGGGAGAGGCAGGAGGCGCGGCCGGCTCGGGCGCTTCCAGTTCAATGCCGTATTTCTCGGCCATTTTTTCTTCGCGTTGCAGCGTGCGCCAGGTGTCTTCCAGGTCGTTGCCTTGCTCGCTGACGATTTGGGTCCGGCTGATCAGCTTGTTTTCCAGGCTCAAGACGTTCGCTCTCTGATCCTTCTCCGGATCCACCCAACCCCAGCGCCGGCCGGCGAAGATCGGCCGATTGAATTTCTCGAATTTGCCAGCCGGTAGCGCCGTGCCGTTCGGCAGCCGGATGGCGCCAGCCAACAGCGCAAATTCCAGCCAATCGCGGAAGATGGGCAGCTCGACGTTGAGGATGAACCAGCCTTGCAGCAGACGCCATAGGTCCCGCTCGGGGAGCAGACCCGCGCGCATGCTGGAGTAGTTCGCCTGGCTGAGGTCACCCGTCAGGGTCATCGCGGAGAGTCCCAGGCCGGCCGCCACGCCGCCGAGGGTGGCCGTGATGAAACCCTTGTGTTCGTTGTGCGGATACTTGGGGTCCACTACGTAGGGTTCCATGCCGACGGGTAGCACTTCCTTTGTCCCCGGTTCCATGTCGGAAAGGTAGTTGCCTTCCGCGTCCACGGCGTCCCCCTTGTAATCGCCGTTGCTGTCCGGCTTCTGCATGAAGTACTCGTGCTTGCAAGCCGCTGCCCGGCTCGCCTCGAGTGCCGCTTCTTCGTAGCCGCTCAGCATCTTCAGCCGGGTCGCTCCGGCGTGAATCCAAGGCAGGCCCCGGCTCACGTCGAAATCGTTTTCCAGATAGACGTGCTTGATGTCGCCGGCCATCTGGCCGGTCGCCGGATCCGGATGCACCGCGCTGAATCGTTCGCTGGTGCTGCGCTTGCCCGACCAATAGGTGTCCCCTGGGTTGTAGGTCCGGATCCAATACCCGACGTGTTCGCCGGTCGCTGTGCGCTCGACGCCCATCCGGATGACCGTGCCGTTGGTCAGCACATCGTTTTTCTCTTCGTCGAGGTAGTCCGCCGCGATCGGTTGCACGGCGAACCGGAACGGGTTGCCCCAACCCCGATGAACTCGGAACAGGAACTCACCGTCCCGCACCAGGTGATGAATGGCGTTGTGCTCGAATTGGACCCGGGCCCAGCGCCGCGCGGTGGTGAAGTTCTCCGGCGCACTGAACTGATCCCAGGCGGCTTCAATGGCGTCGTTCGCGGCGTCGTCCGTCTCGTCGGTGAACGGGTCGCGGATGTCCATGTTGAGCGCAATGCCGGTCGGGCCGATCAGGTTGCTCTTGGCGGCGTGCAGCAGGGCGCGCATGTAATCTTCGTTCCGTGCCAGGTCCCGGCTCCGGTTGCGCATCCGAATGAGCTGGCTACGCAGCAGGCTGTCTTCGGTAACGGTCCCGGCCGTCCAATCGCCGAACAGCCGGCTGGTGCTCGCCGCCGCGTAGCCGCCCTGGCCGCGCCGGCCCAGCCGCACCGGCGCCGAACTGGTGCGCCGCGGCGCGGGTTTCGTGGGCTTGCGTTTGCGGGCTGGGGCTTGGGTGCTCATGGGTCGTAGGGGACGAAAGGGTCGTGAGGGACTCAAGTGGCCTCGCGGTAGCGGTGCCGGATGATTCGGCCGGTGCCCAGGCCCTGGGCAATGCGTTCATCCATGCGCTCGCTGGCCACTTCGCGGACAAAGGTGTCCCGAAGTTTCAACAGCTCGGCTTTGCTGCAAAACTCCAGCTCTTTATTGATGCCGCCAGAGCTGATGCTGTAGCGGCTTTCTTCCCGGGACGCGTTGCCCAACAGCATGGCTTCGATGGCGTTCAGCATTCGCACCGCGTAGCTGAGTTGGCCGGCAAAGATGATGTCCACCGAAGCGTCATAGACCGCATAGACTTCGCCTGCCTTGGTCACGCGCCCGATCAGCCGGCCGCGCGCGCGTGCGGTCCACAGGGCGGTGGCGGTAGCCGGCACGCTGATGGCGAAGGTGTCGCCAGCGGCCGTGACGTGCGTGCTCCAGACGATCGCCAGCGCGGTGGTGCCGTCCGTGAGGGTGTAGCTGAGTTGCCAGCCGGCACTGGCCGGGTAATCCGCATAGTCGGCCGTCCAGGTGAGAGTTGTGCCGGCAGTGATGGTGGTGGGTTCCATGTTATTCGAGGGTGTGTCCGAACCGCGCGAAGGCCGTGCGGATCTTGCGCCAAAGCGAGTTCAGCTCGAGAGCTTGCGCCGTGGATCCTCTGGGCTTGTCCGGATGCACGCTTTTGATTTTCACGCGGTAGAGGTGCCGGGCCAATTCAAGAACGGCGAGATGGTTGATCCGCCGAATCCAGAAGCTGCCGCTTCTCGTGACACGGGGATGAGGCCACAGCAAGGTCTCCGGAATGCCCAGCCTACGCAAGGTGCCGGTGAGATACAACGCCTTGGACCCTCGAGCGATCGTGGGGCGCTGCTGGATGGTCTTCATGGATGTACTCATGCGTTGAACTGCGCGTGCACCCAGAGCCGTAACGCCTCGAAGGTGTCCAGCTCGTCTGGGGGATGGTCGGTCTCGAATTCGTCCACGATCGCCAGGCCCAGCAACGGACGAAACCGGCAGGGGATCTCACAGTCCCAGGCGAAGGGCTCTCCCGCGGCGCCGATCTCCCGTAGGACTTCGAGCAGGCGCACGTCTAGGGGATCGGGGTCCGGGTCCTGGATCGGAGGCTGATGGGACGGATGGGACGACGGGGAAGTCTTATTCACGGGTGATGTCGGCTCGGAGCTGGAAAAACCGCCGAGCCTCGTCCGCTGCCAGGGTGAGGGTGGGCAGGGTGGCCATGGGCGTCCAAGGCCCGGCGGGATCGTCCGCCCCCAACACGGTGGCCTGAATCCTCAGAACTGGCGGCGGGGTGAGGGCAAATTCGATGGCGTTGCTGGGGTCGCTGGCGATGCCGTTGGTGTCCACGGCGCGCACAGTGGCCCGCCACGCACCCGCCGGAACCTGGTTGGACAGAATGAAGGTGTTGTTCGTCCGGCCCGCTAGGACGAAGTTGGTGCCCCAGGCGCCTGTGTTCGTGGTGAGAGTGAAGGTGTAGCCCCGCAGCAGGTAGTCCGCCACGGGCGAAGGATCCCAGGCAAAGGTCACGGTGGCCGACCAGGCCAGAGGCGCCAGGAACAGGGAGCAGAGCAGGGATAGCAGGAGTCTGGGGGTCATAGGGTCAATGGGGTGGGGTTGGACATTGGCTGTCCAACGCTGGTTTCCGCGGCTGGCCGAGGGTCGTCACGTTGGCCTGTACCCGGTCGCTTAGATGTTTTCCCGGGAGTTGTCAAGCGGCAGGAGCGTGGCTGAGCAGGGCCTTGAACCGCCGGAGGACCGCAGCCGTGGATACCATGGCGTCATCGCAGATCCATTGATTGGGCCAGGGAGTGCGGTAGAGGCTGAACCGGAGGCGGTCGCCGCGTTCGCCATCGCGGATTGTGATCGTCCATCTAGCGGCGCCGCGGCGGGGAATGGGAACGTGGCCGGCCGGCTCAAAGCGCGTTGGCGCTGTGGCCCGCTGTAATCGCAGACGGCGCTTGGCCTCGACCATGCGCAGGGATATTTTCTTAGTGATTGTCATGGCGTTGCTTGGGAGCATTCTCCTGTGAGGTAGTGTCGCATATTACTGTGTTAGCCGTCTCCTAGCGCCATGCAATCTTGGGCGCATCTCTTGGCGGCGGTTTCACAGTATTTTTCCTCGCACTCGATGCCGATTGCGCGGCGTCCAAGTGCCTTGGCAGCCGAGAGCGTCGAGCCACTACCCGCGAACGGGTCGAGGATTATTTGCCCCGGCTTGGTTGTGGGTATGAGCAGGTCTTGCAGCAGGCTATCCGGCTTCTCGACCGGGTGTAGTCGGTCGCTGCTCGATGTTGCTTTGTGCTTGAGCACGTCAGCGCGGAGCTTTCCATCCTCCACAAATTCGGACGTGTCCCACCGGGCGGCGATTATCAGTTCGTGCTGGTTGCGCCACACCCGGCCCAATCCTACATGGCCCTTGTCCCATACGATTGCTTTCAGGTAGTCGAAGTGAGAATAGAACACCGGATAAAAGACGGGGTAGGATTCGTGATTGCAGAACGTGAGCCAGTGGCCTGTCTGGTTCAGGCGCGGCACGAGCAGCGCCGCCACGCGCTGCCAGTAGCCCCGCAGGATGCTTGTATCTCCCCACGTCCGCTGCCATTTCACGCGGCTTTGATAATGTGTCGCTGGCATGAAAAACGGCGGGTCAGTCAGGATGCAATCCACCTTCGGAAGATGCTCGCCGATTTCGAGGCAGTCGCCGTGGTAGATGGTCACAAAAGGGTCTTCATAGTAGGGCCGGAGACGGCTAACCAGACGCTGGAGCGAACTGCCATGAGCGCGGTCAGCGTCTTGGTTGCAATCGGATGTCGTTGGCGCGCTCATGTCAGTCGCTCAGCTTATCGTTAGCCAGCCTGAGCAGCACGTCAGCATGACACCGCTCATTTGGTTTGCACCAGCAGGCGAGATTCTTGCCGCGCAGTTCTTTGAGGTTGTCGAGCATCCACTGTTTTCGGTCTGCGATTCCAGCCGTCACGCCTTCGACGGTGAGCCACGTTTGGAACGCTCCGACCGCGAGGATTTGCGACCGCTCCGGCGTAACCTTGAACGGGTTTACCCACTTGCTCGGCCTCGCCACGCTGACGGTATTCTTTCCCAACCGTGCGCCTTTTCGTCGGGATAGCTGCACGCGGACGGGCTGGCTAACAATGTCGGTGGAGCTAATCCGCGCCCGCCTTCGGGTGCGTTGATGCTCTGAGGCAATTTCTTTGGCAGTTGCTTCGATTATAGTTTTTCTCCGGGCGCGGATAGCTCACCTCCGGCGTTCGAGCGCCGGGCGATGCGCTTGGGTTTCTTGATGCCCTTCCGCCGGATACGCGACATCTCCGCAGACTTTTCTTTCGCGGTCATGTTGGACCACCGCGACTGAGCCGCGCGCTTTTGCTGGATGTCGTCGGGGTCGTGACCGCACGTTGGACACTTCATACGATCTCCAGGTAATGGAGTACTGCTTTGAGTTCTCCGGGTTGCAGGTTAAGCCGCGACGGGTCGAAATCTTCGCGGCAGGCGCGGCGGAGTTCGCTGACGCTGACTTCGACCATGCGGTCATCGCTCCCGAGGTTTATCATTTGACCGTCGAGCTTTGCCGCCGCGTGGGTCGCGTTCATTCCGCTTTTGTCGTATCGGAGCATCGGGGTCGCTCCCTTTTTCACCACTGCCGCGAGCGCGATCAGTCCGCACGCTCCCTGCGTTCCGATGTCCAGTATTCGTTGTGTGCTCAATTCCATACCCAGACATTACCGCAGACGTGCGCGCACGTCAACAAGGAATCGCATTTATTCTCCGATTGTT